CTAAAACAATTTCCAAAACTTTTGGTCGTTCTTTGGGGTAGTTTGCTCTAATTGTTCAAGCTCACGAGTAACCGAACCGATGATGTCTTCACCCACGACCCTTAAATTTACCTGATATGTTACATTATTTGACATTTTTTTAGTATATTTGTTAAAAGTTTTGATATGAAACTATTAAAAATCACCTTTTGGACAGCTCTTATCATAGGAATAGTATTTTTCCCTGCTCACATGTTAATGTTAGCTATATTTCTATTTCTGATTGCTTTGGGAATTGGTTTTTTAGGATTGCTTATAGGCGAAATAAAAGAACTTTTTAGTTTAATCTCCCGCAAACAATCCCATAAATAATTCAGCTTGGTTTTTGAGCCTCCATTCTTCCAGCCATATTGCTTGAGCGTAGAGTTTTGACCACTGGCTTATTTGCAGTTCATCTGGATTAAGATGAAAATTTGCTCTAATGATGGCATCAGCTTTGAGTTTTTCGTGTTCTGATTGCTCACTTTGTAGTGAGCTTATAAGTTTTTTGCCTCAGAAGTGGTTTTTTGTGCACGCTCCATTAAAGCACTTACGGCTTTTATTTTGAGTAAATCTCTGTTTTCTATTTCTTCATCAGCTTTGATGATACAGTTATCATAAGCAGCACTTAATCCCTTTAACTCATCAGATTTTGAGATTTTACTCATCGCTTGTAAATCCTTAAAGGTCGGCTCTCTAAAAATAGCCTGATGGACATTTTCTCCAAAATTTACACTAACAAGCACCAAGGCTCCTTTATCTTGTTTGAGTTCTTCTATTTGTGTGGCATCTAATCCACAAATTAAATCTTCGTTCATATTTTTTGATTTTTTAACTCTTATGAAGGACCAAAAGTCCTTCACAAAAGCATTATTTTTTATATAGTTTTATCCACGATATGAGAGACTATTAGTTCAAATTCTATGGCTTTACTCATGTCTCCTTCTTTCCAATCCAGTTCTGTTTTCTTAAACTCGCAGTTTTTCAGTATATGAATTACCATAGGCCCTGCATCAGGCTGATAACTGACGGTAATAGAAAACGGAGCTAAACGATGAAGCTGACCTTTTTCTGCTTTGGCTTTTAAAGCAAATACCGTCCCTGAGAGTAAGGTAATAGAAGCCGTTGCCTTTATTCTCCCATATCCTCGAGAGACAGGATTTCTCCCTGCACCATAGATATTTTCTTTTTCCATCTCTTCGCCGTATTTTATGGCGGTAATCCCTGTTACAGGCACTCCTCCAATTGTAGCGGTAATATCTGCCCAGCCGTATTCTCTTCCGTTAATAAGTGGTTCTAATTCTACCATTTTTTAATCTTTTTTAAGGGTTAAACCTATTTTTACTTCAATAGCTCTAAGAGTTCCTACAGGAACGATTTTCACCACGATTTCTAATTTTGAAGTTTTCAGCAATTTTTGATTAGGATTGATACTCACGGCATATCCGCTGATTTCCCCGTTTCGTTTCATCACATCTAAAACATCATCACAAAGAGCTTCTAATGCGACCACTCCTGAGGCTTCTAAAAGTCCAGTATCAGGGTCTATATAAGCAGGTCCAGAAATTTTCTTTATCAAAACCTTATTCAGTCCACGAATGGCTTTATCAATAGTTCGGTTATTCTCCAAATAAGCGAAATCTCCCTCTAAACTTGTAGCAGTGAAACTGTCATTGAGATAACTTCCTGCAATTCCTGTATGCTTTACCATAAAGATATAGCCCTTTTCATGAATAGCATCTAATTGTTTTGGGGTGTAATTCCCTAATGCAGAACCATCACAAAAACCAATACGGTCTAATTCTCTAGCTTTTTCTTCTCCTCCTGTAAGGGTTTTGTCATACGCTATGGAAGTTACTAAGTTATACTTCTCCACCCACGCAATGCTCTCATGTACAGAGCTTTTAGAAATTACTCCTAAAACTGCTCCAATACAAGAAACGGAAGGTATAGTAGATGATAAGAAGTTTCCACGCCCCGCACCATCTTGACCAATGACTACACTTACTCTTTCTGCATTAAGTGAGTGTAAGTCCGGAAGTTTGCTCATATCTTCAGCAGTAATTTTGACTGAAAGAAGTATACTTAAAGGTATATTCTCTTGTGCTAGTTCCGTAGCAATTTGGTTAAGTTTGGTTACCGAATTAGAAAGCGTATTTAAAGCTCTTTTAAAATCACAAATTGCAATTTGACGGATGCTTCCCTCGGAGAAGTTTTGCAAAACTTTTACTTCGGTATAATTTCCATCACTCTCCGCAACAGATTGAATATAAAGTTTTGCTCCTTCATTCATTCTAAAAAACTCCGAAACATGATAATGCAATACAGGATGATTTTGAGCAGTAACTTCTAAATGTTCCAATTCTTCTATGGATAGAATTAGTTTTTTATCTACGGTCGTTTCACCATAAACAATCAGTCCAGAGATATGGTCATCTCCTGATAACTCACGAGAGAGACCTCCATTCTGTCTAATAAATTTTACATTATTCATCTTTATTTTCAGTCTTTTTAAATTTTTCTTCTATAATATCTTCTTGTTGGTTAATGTCTTGCTTTTCTTGAATTCCTTCTGAAAGTTCTTTTTTCTCCTCTTCATTTGTAGGTGATATATCCTGTCGGATTAGTTTTGATACTTTTTTATCTTCCAATGTAGATGCATAATTTTGAGCATCGTTTTCTAATAGAAAATACTTACCATCAGCAGTTTTATAAACGACATCTAGTTGTGGATTATCAATAAATACTTGTTCCATTGTTTTTTACTTTAAATTTTAGATTTAATGAATAAAATAAGCTGAATCACAAGAGAGAGTAGAAAAGCACCACCTACCCACATTAGGGCTTTGTGATACCAAGCAAAGGGCTTTTCTCTGTATTGAACTTGAATTTTATTCTCGTGTTCTTTCACATATTTATCGTAAAGTTTTAGAGCTAATTTTTCGGCTTGGGCTTTACAATCTATGGTAAGCTGATTGCCATTGAGTGAAACCTCTGGTAGTTTTAGAATGCTCCCTTTTTGCCCATATTTTATATCCTTAATTTTGGGTTTCCCTCCATCTGGGCACTCTATTTTCACTATCGTTCGGATGCTGTCTTTTGGGGTCAAAATTATCGTGTCTCTCACGATAGTTTCCTTTTCTACGGTTTTGATATTTTCAATGACTATCGGTTCTGGTAGGGTTTGTCTCTCGGGCTTCCTACTGATACAGGAAACCATTAAAACAAAGACAAAACAGATAGACAAAGCGGTTAAAATCTTCGTTTTCATAGGTTTTTGTATTCTTCTTTGGCATTAAAACTCGGACAAGCTTTTTTCACATTGGGAAAATCTCGGTGTCCTTGAATGATTGCCTTTGGAAATTCTTTTTTTAGTTTGGTTAATAAATCGGTCAATGACCGCTTTTGGGCTGGGGTTCGGTTGTCTATGGGAATCATTTGTTTTGATTGCCCGTGTGGCTCACACCCTCCGATGTAGGAGATATTGATACTTACCGAATTAAACCCTTTCACACCGTTTGATATTTTTTCTATCTCTAAAAGTTGGATAATCTCGCCATCAGGCTTTATCATAAAGTGATAGCCGGGCATTTTCCAGCCAAGATGAGTTTTCCAATATTGCTTAATACTCTCTACAGATGTCGTCTGAGGCGTTGCTGTACAATGCACGACTATATACTTTATGTCTCTCATAGTTTTAGTTTTTTTATATTAATGCGGCAATGAACTTTTTCTCCACAGGCACCGCAATAAAATAATGGCGGTAGTTGAGAAGATTCGCTTGATTCACTGTATCAGATTTTGCTTCGGAGAAATACTGTTTGGTAAGTCCTGTTTTCTTTCTGATATTATCCACTACGAAGCATACAGAAGCGGGTTTATCTCCACTCGCTGGGGCTTCTCCAAAAGCTTTTTTCTTTGTTCCAGCATAGTGAGGACTTGCGATATATTTCTTTATTTCAAATCCTGCGATAATAGGAACAACTTCTCCTTTTTTATAATTAATCAGTTGGTCTCCAAAATTCTTTCTATCCTTTAAGAGAGCATTCCAATGCTTATTGCAAAGCACCAATCTTCTGCCTTCTTCTGGCCATTCTAACTCATCACATTTGTCTTTTAATGCTACCAAATCTTCATAGGTGCATTCTGTTCCTTTGATTTGTAATACTGGGGTTTTTGCTGTATTGTCATCAGGAGCAAGAGCGTGAATCGCCTTTTTATATTTTCTAGCATTGATTGCATTGGTATGAGCTTTGGTTACTGCATCTATTTTATTATAGCTTGCCCCCATCACTTGGTCATCGGTTACCTTTGTGGCTTTGGTTTGATATTTATCCAATTTCACAATAACTTCATCATCGGTATAATTTTCAATAGCGATAGGATAAGTTTTATTGTTAATTAAAACCTCTGGGTTAAACTCTGAGGTAGGGATGTGGATAATGTTTTCTTCTCCCATTTGGGTAACATCTCCATCAAGTTCGCTGACTCCATCTAAGAAGTCGGCCACCGCTCCGTTTTCAAGGGTTTGTCTTACACGACCTTCCCAAATTTCTGGAAAATTCTTTGGCATATTTTTCTTTTTTTTTAATAGGTTAAATAATAATTAAATCGTTTTTAAAAGGGTTTTATAAGCTTCTGGGTCGGAATTTTTAAAGGCTAATTGCTCTTCAATGCTCAATTTTTGGAAATCCTCCATCGTGGCAACTCCACTTGTTCCTGCTGGAGCCTTCACTCCCGCACTGAAATTTTGTTTTGCAGGTATAGCCTCCAAGGTACTCTTAGCAAGGTCAAAATTTTCATTTGCCAAGAGTAAGAAACTTTCTTTTTTCTCTGCGGTGATTTTCCCCTGAGCGATAGCCGTTTCCACAAGTTCCATAGAGAGGGCTTTCCTTTGCTCTTGTTCTTTTGCTACATAGGCATTTACTTTCTCTTCCGATAAGGCGAGTTGTGATTTAAGCGCATCTCTTTCTTGTTGTAATTTTAACACCGCAGTGTCAATTTGTTCCTGTGAAGCCTCCTGTGTCTGTGCTTGAAAGCCTAATGCTAAAAAGGCTAATTGTGATAATCTAATTTTCATTATGGTATTAAATTTATTAGGTTTAAAATCTTCTGAATTTTGGGCTATGGATAGGCATAGGCTTTTTATTTCCATTTCATTGAGTTCCTCGCCGTCCATTGTCAGCCGTAATGCATTGGCATTGCTGGGGATAGCCACAATGCTGGCTTCGTAGAGTTCGCAGTGGTTCAGTACCAATTCTCCATTTTCGTAGGACATATCCTCCCTATGAAAAGACACCCCCATACTGGCACCTTTTATAATACCTCTCTCTACCTTTCCTGCTATGACTTTAGCATTTTCATCATCAAGGTCAAACTCTGTCTCAGCTGAGAGTTTTCCATCTTCTTTTCTGATATCTTTCCATTTTCCTATTACCGATAGGTTCATGTTAGAATGTCCGTCCAACATTACAGGATTCGCTTCGAATCGCCCCAGCCGTATTCCTTCGGTTTTTATCTTAAAGCCATAGGAGTTGGTTTGCTTTTCATCGTTAAGTATAAATCTTGGCATTTTTATTTGATTTTCTGTGGCAAAATTGGGGTGTTTGGGGAATAAAAAAAAGAAGTTGTCAGATGTATCAACAATATTGTACGAAGGAAAAACAACCCTGTCCAACGCTTGGACTTTTCTTTTTTTTAGCAAGGAATAACGCTCAATTTTGTGCCTAAAAATCATAACGATAATGGCAAAAAATGATGTAAGACTAAAAGCCGAAGCCTACTATATAGAAAATGTAGAAGCCACCAATAAGGAAGTGGCAGAACTCTTTAAAATAACCGAAAAAACATTAGGAACTTGGGTAACAAAATATAATTGGGAAGAAAAACGCTGGGACTTCAATGCCTCACCAACTTTCATTAAACAAAAACTACAACAGGAAGCCCTGCGGGTCGTCAATGGCGAAAAACCATCTTTCTCCGCTGATACCATTGCCAAAATTATGTCCGCAATAGATAAGGTAGATACCTCTGCAGACCCCGTCACAGTGCATAAAATTTTAAAAGACTTGGATATTTTCATTTCAGGTATCAACCCAGAATTTGCCACCGAATGCACCAAATACCATAAGCAATTCCTACAACAAATCATCAGTAATTCCTAATGAGCAATAATAACAAGTATCAAAAACTCCTACAAGATTACGACAAACACTGCCTGCGTATTGCCAAAGCCACCAGCATCAATATACACGAAAAGGCAAAGGAAAAAACAGACAGAATAAAGCATTTAGAAGCAGATTATATCCGTTGGTTTGAATATTATTTTCCTAACTATGCCAAGAAAAAATCCGCTTGGTTTCACGCTAAATTGGCTTCGCTGATTATTAAAAATAAACGACTGAGACTCCTTGCCGAGATGTATCGTTCCGCAGGGAAATCCGTGCATATAGATATGGGCATTCCGCTGTATCTTTATTTGGCAAAAAATGATTTGAAATTTATGCTCCTTGTGGGAGAGACTGACCCCAAAGCCAAAAAACTGCTTTCTTCCATACAAGCTCAATTGCAGTTTAATAACCGAATCAAAAACGACTACGGCGATAAATTCTCCGCAGGAAACTGGGCAGATGGAGACTTTGCCACCACCGACGGCGTTCGCTTTATGTCGCTGGGTTTTGGACAAAACCCTAGAGGTGCTAGGGAAGAAGCCAACAGACCCGATTACATCGTGGTAGATGATGTAGATAGTAAAAAATCTGTCAATAATGACCGTATCATGCGAGAAAGTGTGGATTTTATCACAGAGGATATTTGGGGCTGTTTTGATGCTGATGGAACCGCTACTGAGCGATTTGTCTATGCCAATAATAATTTTCATAAAAACTCTATCACCAACCGATTAAAGCTGTATTTCAAATCAGTAATAGACCAAGAGAAAATAGACGATGATGAGGGCGAGACTTTGGAGTTCCATTCCTCTGATGTAGCATTTCAAATCCTCAGTGTCTCAGCGGTGAAAAATTTGAAAGATTTTACCCCAGAATGGCCTGAAAAATCAAGTGCTGAATATTGGAAAAACAAATTTCAGAAAATGCCTTACCGCTCCTTTATGCGGGAATATATGCATACCCATATCGAGGATGGAGCCATTTTTAAATACGAAGATATTCTGTATAAAAAAGCCTTTCCCCTGAAAGAATATGATAATTTGTGTTTCTATGGAGACCTTTCCTATAAGGAAAATGCCGATTACAAAGCACTTATCTTGGTTGGACTAAAAGGTAAAGAATATCATATACTCTTGGCTTATATGCAGCAAAAAAGCCGAGCCCATTGTGCTCAGTGGCTCTATGACCAATATGAGAAATTTGAACTCGATAAATTCAATATCCGCTATATGATTGAGGGACTTTTTGCAATGGATGAATTTACCTCCGATTTTGATTTAGAAGGAGAAAAAAGAGGGTATTATATCCCTGTAGTGGCTGATAAACGCTCTAAAACAGATAAATACGATAGAATAGAAAGCCTTGCAGGATATTTTGAACGCCATAATGTATTTTTTAATACCGAACAGAAAAATGCGGATATGCAAACCCTTATAGACCAGTTTCTTGCCTTTGAAAAAGGTAGCCACGCACACGATGATGGCCCTGATGCCGTACACGGAGCTTTCAAATGGCTCTCGGAAAGAACACGAAGAAATACCAACCAATACGCATTCGGAAAAAGAGTAAATAACAGATACTAACTATGTACCTACAAATAGAAGACCTTAAAAATAATATCTACAACTATCAAGTAGAACAAATCACGCAGGGGGATGAAAGCATCGTGCTTCAAGCCTTAGACACTGCCGAACAAGAAGTGAAATCTTATTTCTATATCAATCAAAAAAAAGAATTTTTAGACGGCAGAAAAATTTATGATGTAGATAAAACATTCTCGGCAAAAGGAAACGACAGAAACGCCCTACTGGTGAGTCTCTGCCTCTCTGTTGCCAAATGGTATATCGTCGATTTGTGCAATGCCGACATTATCTACCAGCACGCCAAAGAACGATACGACAGAGCCATAGAATATCTACAAAAAATAAACAAAGGAGAGGTATCACTTGGGAATATTCCCACCCTACAAGATACCAACCAAGAGAGCCCACAAAAAGAAAATATCCACAACAAACCATTCTCATTTGGCTCACGAAATAAATTTAACCACGAATAACTTCCTTGAAGTTAAGATAGTAAAAAAATTAAATTATGAAACAAAAAAATAAAACCAATAACACCCTTCAGCCCACCAGAAATATCATACCAAAGGCTATGGCACGCGCCAAAGCCGATGTCCTCACTTGGAAAAATGCTATCGCTATGGCAAGTAATATCGAAAGCCCCAAAACCTTCCCTTATTACAACCTCTTGGAGGATATGATGCTCGATGCCCATACCACCTCGCAAATACAAAACAGAAAACTAAAAACAATTTCCTCCAATTTTATCATTAAAAACCACGCCGGAGAAACAAATACCCAGTTCACCGACCTACTGCAAAAATCCGTATGGTTCAATGAAATCATTAGCCACATATTAGATAGCATCTTCTTCGGTTATACATTAATAGAGTTTAATCGCACTGAAACAGACCCCAAAAAGGTGAAAATAGACCTCATACCTCGCCAAAATGTACTTCCCAAAAAAGGAATTATCCTCAATGATTATCAAGATGATAAAGGTATTGACTATCTCAACGCCCCCGAATACGGCTCGTGGCTCATAGACTTCGGTACCACAGGAGATTTAGGGCTTATCAATAAAGCCATTCCTCATATCTTATTCTCAAGATTTGCACAATCTTGCTGGTCCGAACTCTGTGAAATATACGGCATCCCCCCACGAGTGATGAAAACAAACACCCGAGATTCTGGCGCCCTACGCCGTGCCGAAAAAATGATGACTGATATGGGGGCTGCCGCTTGGTTTATTATCGACGAAACAGAAAAACTCGAATGGGCAACCACAGGAACACCCGCCACAGGCGAAGTATATAATGGACTGATAAAACTATGCCGAGATAATATCTCTCTACTCATCTCTGGGGCTATCATAGGGCAAGATACCCAATACGGAAGCCGTAGCAAGGAACAATCCTCACAAGACATCTTGCAAAACCTCATAGATGCCGACCAAACCCTTGTAGAGCAGTATATGAATAGCAAAGTCCTCCCTGCATTATTCAAAATCGGTATCCTCCCAATGGATAACCTACTCTTTGAATATGATAAAGTAGAAGACCTAAGCGAACTATGGACACGAACCAAAGAAATACTACCCTACAAAGAAGTGCCTAACGAATGGATAAAAGAAAAATTCGGCATCGAGGTGCAGGATAGAAAAGACCACCCACAGCAAAACCTCTCCGCAGACTATTTTTTCGATTAACCCTCCCACAGCACAATGCCACCTCTCTGAGGACTGGGGCGAGGACTTATTTTGAGGCATTACACCAAAGTTTGGAATACCAATACTCCCAATGCAATTGTGAAAGTTGCCAAAGGGAAAGATTAAAGCTAACTAAAAAAGAAGAAAATAACGATTTTAAAAAACTTTTAAAAACCTTTGAAACAGCCTTTAAAACCCTCTTCGAAAGAAAAGGCTACAAACCCGAAGATTTATTAAAAGTGCCCGAATTTAAAAAGGTAGTAGAAGAAACAGCACAAGTATTTTCATCGGCTATCCCTCACGAAACTCCCTCCGAGATGAAAGCCTACCTTGAAAAAGATGCTTTTATCTTCTCGGGACTTAAAACCCACGCTCAGCTCACCGAAGCACGAAGCTACCTCAAAGATGATAACGGACACATCGTGCCTTTTTCTAAATTTCAAGAAAAGGTTTTAAAACTCAATGAAAGATATAATCAGCATTACTTGGAGGCAGAATATCAGTTTGCCGTGCATTCCGCACAATCCGCTGCCAACTGGGCAAACCTCCAAGAAGACACCAGCAGATATTGGCTGGAATACCGCACCGCAGGGGATGAAAAGGTCAGAGCACAGCATCAAGCATTAAATGGAATTTGTCTGCCTAAAGATGATGACTTCTGGACAGAGTATTATCCACCCAATGGCTGGCGTTGCCGTTGTATTGCCGTAGAAGTCCTCGCAAGAGAAAAAAACTTATCCGATAGTAAAAAAGCACAGGAATTAGGAGAAAAAGCAACTACCCAAATAGGTAAAACAGGTAAAAACAAACTACAAATGTTCCGCTTTAATCCAGGTAAAGAACAAAAAATATTCCCACCTAATAATGCTTATGAAAAAGTAGTAGGAGCTAAAAAAGTTACGGAAATATTAAATAAAGAAAGTCAAAATAAAAACACAGAAGATACCTCAAAATATGATGATGCCATTTTCAAAAGCTTTAGACAAGATGCAAAAGAATATGCCCAGTCTGAAACTCATCAAAAAGCTCTTCAAATTAATAATAAGATACGACCAGCAGAAACTTTTTGTGTAGATAAATATACTGGAGATTTCTTTGTTGATATAAACTATTATTTAAGAAATGGAGGAGAACCCAAAGAAGAATTTTTTGAAAAATACAGAAAAGTAATGAATAGTGCCTTGTATAAATTAGAATCTTATAAAGGAACGGTTTATCGTGGTGCTGATTTATCCCTAGAAGTGATTAATAAATACAAAAAAGCAGCAGAAACAGGAGAACCCTATACTGAAAATTATTATTTATCTACCTCAAAAAGTGAAAAGAAAGCTTTTGAAAGAAATACGATTTATGAAATTAAATCTAAAAGTGGAAAACAAATAGAAGAATTAGGTAAAAAGAAGGAAGGACAAAAAACTGATATTATCTTAGATAATGGTTCAAGATTATTATTGAAATATGGAAGATTTGGAGCATATTTAGAAAGTGAAAACTATAAAGAAGATAAATGAATACAGAATATATAAATAATGAACTATTAAAATATTTCCTTTTTAATCTCAGTTATGATTTAAAAAGAGATTTAAATGTAAGTCCAGAATCAATTAAGGAAAAATTAGAACCAATTAAACATTATACAGAAGAAGATTTAAGTAATGTTTATGATGTTTATGAATTTCTTGATACATTGGATAGTTTAGATGATTTTATTAAATCTAATTATGATGAAAATTCT